TACTTCACAGTTATAGCAACCACCTACGCCAGTATCACGGCCATTAAGGTTAACGCCAACATGCGAAATGTCTTGAACGTAGTTGTTTAAAACTTTGCTATTTGAACTGTTTTGAATAAAAATAGCGGTATTTGGAAGACTTCCAATTGTTCCGTACACACCAAGGCTTGATATTTCTACATTGCTAACATCGTTGGCCGACAGTACATTAAGCCCCGACAAAGCTGCTGTTGCTTGAATTTTGGAAATGTACATCCCATCACCAAACAAAGTGTTGTTGGCGTTCAAGTTAAGTTGGGTAGAAACCTTGTATGTGCCTGCTGGAAGAAGTACGCTTGGCGCAGCATTAAGCGCAGCTTGAATGGCAGCAGTATCGTCAGTTGTGCCATCGCCAACAGCGCCAAAGTCTTTAACGCTTACGATTTCACGCAACTTGGCTTGCACCGTAGTTAATACAGCACCAGTGCCAGCAGGTAAATACGTTACTGAGTTTGAAGATATTGGCAAAGTTACATCGCTAATACCAGACACGTTGTTGTATGTACCAATCAAAACATCATTTGAATCTTTTAACAAAAACTTGTAAATAACATTTTGAGTTAACCAAATTTCACCGCCAGGTACACGCCCAGCCGAATCCAAAATAATTGGGTTGGTGTGGTTGGTACTTCCCGACGAACTGGTAAAAGTAGCTTGTGGGGTTGTAGTGCTTGCGGCGTAGGTGTACAGCTTACCGCCGGACAAAATGACGCCGCTGTTGGTAAAGAACTGGGCCGCAGCGCCGCCCACAGGGGATAGAAAGACGGCCATTTAGGTCACTCCAAAAGAATCAAACCGCCGTCCTCTTGGACAAGGTTGTCATCGGATTCGGTTAAAAGATTGCTTTGCACAATCGCATCAGCATAGCCCGACAAAAGCGAAACAATGCTTCCAAGGCCAATTGAGACCCCGTTGCGAATGGGAATTCCAAAGAAACTCATTGGATGTTAATTGGTTTGCAATAGATTGTGCCGCCCGTGGACACTTGAATTGCACTCACGCGCCATTGGCCGCTAACGCTAGTGGGCACTTTAAATGGGATCGGTGTGAACGGTGGCATTGGCGTACTAGATGTAGTGGCCGTAACACCTTCGCCTACCAGCACATAGCAAGCCTGGTCAGACCAAACTACCACACCTTGAGCCCCAGCAGGCCAAGCACCAGTTACGCCAGCAGTGCCGGTGTAAGAAATAGACTTGGCCGGAAAATTGGTGTCCGCTAATGGGTTTAAGAGTTCCATGATGTGTCCTTACGCTAAAAAGCGGAGTTTATACAGAGTACGCAGATAAATCTCAATAATATTGTCGATCAACTGTTGCAGCGACATATCAGTCCTGTCCACTACGTCATAGCGGCACTTCTCAATCTCATCCAACTGGTTTTGCAAAAAGTCGATGATGTTGGCCGTCTTGGTGGCCGAATGCAGCGTGATTGGCCCCATCAAACCATGACGGCCTTGGTAGGCTTCAGCAAAATCGTCCGCTGCGCCAACAATGCGCTCATAGAAAATATTGAGCGCAACGTGCTTGGAGTAGCTGCGGGTGTTTAAGTGGACGCTGTGGGCCACATCACGGGCCAAGAATAGCATCCCGACAAAATCGGCGGCTTTGTACATCATTGTGGCATTCCCATTGGTTGTTGTTCCATGCCTTCTTGTGGCATCTCAGGGCCGGTGTCCATGTCCCGCCCTGGCATTTCGTTAACCAAGTCGCCCGAAGTAATCATGCCATGCACGGTGCCCAGCACGATGTCTTGGATTTGCTCTGGCGACATGGAGGCTTGCACAGCAGAAATCCGCTGGGTTTCGGCTTGGTATGCTTTGACCGTGGCCTCAAAGTCCTTGCGGTGCATATCCTGCGCCTCAATCGACTTGCCAGCATTGATGATCATCTGGTGCATCTGCTCCATCTCTTGGCCCATCGCTTGAATCTGCTGCTCTGCGGCCTGCAACTCGGGCGGCTTGTCGCCGTCTTGCATGAGTTTGGGGTCAATAGTCTTGGCAAAACGCTTTGCCATCTCTTGGGCACCCGGCCAATCCATGTTCTTGACAAATAGGTCACCGGCCACTTGCCATAGCTGCGGGTTGCCCTGCAACAGTTGGCCCATAGCCTCTAGCGCCTCTTGGCGCTTGGTCGCATAGCCTGGGCCGGTGGTAGCCACCACATCGTACTTGCCCACGCCGGGGTTGTAAATCTTGTCAATCACAATGCCTTCTTGATTGACAATCTTCTTGACCGGCTCGGCCTGCATTGGGTCAATCTTGACCATGCTGGTTTCGCCATCTTCGCCAATGATGCGAGCAATACGTTGGGTGTCGTAGATTTTGGGGATCAGGTCAATCAGTTGGCGGGTCAAATACCGCACACCACGGGCCAAGTTGTCGCCAAAGTGGTACGTCCCGACGTCACCCTCGCGCTGGCGGGCCAAAATGGCTTTGCCGCTGCGCTCGTTGGACGTCATGCCCAAAGAAGCGTTATATTGGCCGGTGGACGCCTTGATGTCTTCAGAAGCACCCGCTTTGGCCTGTAGGAGCCCGCTGGAGGCCATTGGCGGCTGCGCCCGCTGGGGTAGTGGCAGCGTAGCGCCCGCGCCGTCTGTAACGTCTGGATTGACCTCCAAATACGGCCAGTTGGTCGTGTTGGCAGTCTTCCATTGGTTTTCGTAGCCCTCAAACTGACCGCCGTAGCCAATAAACGGTGCTTTTGGTGCCAAAGCCAGCATTTCTGCCTCTTGTGACACCCAATAGTTGTACATCCGCTGGGCATCCTTGGCGTTTCGCACCAAGCCAGACACGTACAAGCGACCGTCAACCTCAAATTCATTGCCCACAATGCGGACAATTGGGATGTATTTGCCCGCCCACTCGCGCTCTTCCAAGATTTCGTAGCCGTTTATCTTGCAATACTTGATGCGTGGCCGGTCAGACTGCCTAGATTTCTTGGGTTTGCCGTAAATAACGCGCAACTGCTTGTCTTCAGGCGTTCCCTCAAAAGCCGTGGCGTTGCCAGGGTACAAATTGAGCGTGCTTTTGTCGTAATCGACGTAGTAGTAATCCGCGATGCGGATCGTGTCTTCATTGAGCCACTGCGACAAGTTTTGATCACCCACACCCAGCGTTTGCAAGGTGGTAATGGGCGCTGAGTCGGGGTACATCCGCTCGTAATCGTCTTTGCTAATGTCTTCGGTCACAAAACAATACTTAGCGTCCGCGCCGCAAGGGTCTTGGATGGTTGGATCCATGTAAACCGAAAAACTATTGCGAACCCGGCCAATTTTGATGTCTTGGTCAAAAGTATTGTCGTCGCAATACTCGGTCAAGATTCGGATGTAGCCTTCTCCGTAGGAGACTTGGTTTTCGCAGGCGGTGTCGTAAGCGACATCTGCATCCGAGATGTATTCAATATGCCTGACCATGCCGTTGAAGACTTGGGCAACGTCAATGTCGGCCTTGTCGTCGGCTGGAATAACTTTGCCTGTTGGGCGGTTTTGGCGTTGGTCATTGGTGACTTGCCGTACGTGCTGCGGCAGCTTGTTAATCGTAAGACACGGGCGAGCGTTGATTGTCTGGCCCTGCACCGCACCGCGAGTTGCCAGCACATCAGCAGGCCACTGCCAGTGATTGTCTGGACTTCCGGCGTAGAACTTCAAGTCATCTATCTCGTCCTCGCGGGACTCAGACAGCGCCGATATCGCCATGTCTAGGCGGCTGCGCGCTGTCGCCAGTATGCCGGAGTCGTCGTTTTTCTTGCCGCCACCGTTGGCGACATTTCCTACCGCCACCATGCCGGTGTAATCAGCCATATTATTTCTTGCCTTTTGGGGCTGGTGCGCTGCGCTTGACTGCGTAAGCAATCGCCACGGCCTGTTTGACCGGCTTACCAGCTTTGACTTCAGCCTTTACGTTTTCACGAAAGGCTTTGGGAGAAGATGATTTGACGAGTGGCATTACGTTGCCCCGTGAATAATTGCAAAGTTAATAACCACAGCTTCGCTTAAATTACTGCCGCTGATGTTACGCAAGGTAATTGTGCAAGTGCCCACGCTCATGCTGCTGATCCAGCAATTGTAGGCGCCCGATGTAGCGCCAGCGCCGACAGTTAATATAACCACATCTTTGGCGCTAATCAAATTGTTGGTCAACGTAAACGTTACGTTGGTCAATGTGTTGAGCGTTGCGCCGTTCATTGTGATTTGGCCCATGCTGTTGTTGAGAGTCACGCCAGTTGATTTGCTTGACCCTTGCGTTACCGAACCTTGGGCAGCGAGTGCATACCCCAATTCTTCAGTCATATAGCAAGTAGAAAATTCGGGGTCAAGATACGCAACGCCAACTGCTTTGGTGTTAGACATTTACTTGCCTTTCTTCGCTGTTTTGGCAGAATCTTTAAAATCCTTGGCCGTTGGAGCGCCTTTTGCGCCTACAGGGCGCATTTTCTCTTTGCTGCCCGCTGCGATGCGTGCCTGTTTTGCATGAATATTTGCGTACAGTCCAGGTTTGGTAGCCATATCAACACTTCCATCGTTTAAGGGCTGCTTTAGCGCGTTCGCCATCTTTGGCGTTGGCCGCTACTGCGCCCATTCTTGCACAAAATGAATCCTTGCGGCCCTGATCTGCTTTGGTCTTGGGATTTGGGGCTGGCGCTTTAAGATTAGAGCCGGTTGCGGCATTGTACTTCTCACGACCCTTGGCCGTCAGGCCAGCGCCTTTGGATGTGGGCAGCTTCTCGCCGCGTCCGACAGATAAAGATACTTTTTTCATGAACCCATCCATGAAGTTGACATCGAGCCGTCTTGAGCGTTATAGCGGCGAGTGGGCTCAGTATACTCGCGGTGAGCCACGGGAAAAGCAAACGTCACGCATATAGCGTCCGCTGCGTCTGGTGATGCCAAGCCCCGTGCTTTCATTTCTTTCTTGCTCTCCAAGAAGATTGTTCCACGTGAATCAGGCTTCATCTTAGGCGAAATCAAATCCGTCTTCAAGAACCTGTCGGTCGGGATACTAGCAGATTTCAACCATTCCCGCATCTCACCCCACATCTGCGCGCGCATATTTCCATACATTATCGGGTTTTTGGACTTATTTCCGAAGTTCACACCCTTAATCTTGTACCGCTGCTCCTTGAGCCTGTCCACAATCCCAGCCCCCAGCCCGCCCTCGTCGATCACCACCAAGGTCGGCTTGTACTCTTCAATCGCGTCAATTACATACCCCACCACCGTCATAGTGTCGTCGCCTCGGTGCCGCGTTATGTTAATAATATCTCGTCCCTGGCGCACGGCGATGACCGTGGCGTCCGCGCCGTAGCGCGCCGGATCGACGCCGATGATAATGGGCGCTGACAAGTCTTTGTATTTTTCCCGCTTCATGGCCTCGTCCACTACGTCTGAGCCAATGAACTGGTCGTCGCCCGCGCTTGGGAACATCCCGTAGACCTCAACGTGCGACTGCGATGAGTCCGGCCCGTACTCCTGAATGATCCGCTCGTAGACCTGTTTGTCCGTACCCTCGACCGTGCGGGCGTCCACTACCTTGGTTTTCCAAAACGCCCGCTTGGAGTTGAACGCCTCGTAGAAGTACCCCGTGTTGCGGCGGGGGTTGGAAAACGCCAGCCAAAAACGGTTGGGCGTGTTCTCGGTAAAGAAGCCCGCAGTCACCGCCCAGATCGTGTCGTCGATACCCGACGCCTCGTCGAACACCACCAGCACGCCGTCGTAGTTATGCACACCCGCGTAGGCGTCGGGGTTCTCCGCTGACCACAGCCGCCCCTCAACGCCCCAGTACCTGGTGCCCTTCTTTAAGTCCCGCTCGACCAGTTCGGTCAACCACTTGGCAGGCATGACTCTGGTTGCGCTCACCTCAAACCAGTGGCTATTGATTGCCATCGCCAGCCACTTGGTGATTTCGGCCCAGGTGATGCTGCGTAGTTGAGACTCACTGTTGGCCGAGATGATGGTCGTCGAGCCGATGCGGGTCGCCAGCATCCAGATGGTGATCCAACTGACCAAGGCCGACTTGCCAATACCGCGCCCAGACGAGATGGCCGCTTGCAATACGTTGTAGTCCAGTAGCCCTTTGTTCGCCTCGATATGCTCGGCGATGTCTTGCAGCACCTCGCGCTGCCACTTGCGCGGCCCTTTGAAGTTCTCCAGCGGCGTGCCTTTGACACCCCACGGGAATACCAAAGCTACAAAATTGAGCGGGTTGTCCTTGATGCGCGGCGTCCACAGACGCGCCATCAGGGCTTGTTCGTCTTCAGCGCTGTATCTGGTGGACTGCATTGTCTGTGTTTAACTCATTGGCAACCACATCGACTACGCGCATCTCTGCTTCTTGCAGCGCTTGCGTGATGGATATGCGCTGGTCGATGTCCACCGTAATGGACTGCTTGGCAACCCAGCCGTGCTGATGCTTGAGTATCTCAAGCGCCGCCTTGGCATCGCCCTCTCGGGCTGCCTTGTGCAGGATGTCGGCCATCTCGCGCTCGCCGTCGGCTTTGCCCTTGATTGCGGCCATCTCGGCCAGTGCGTCAAATTGGCACAGGTGCCGGTACTCTTCAGGCCGCATCCCAGAAGCCAGCGCCAGCGTGTCGCCTTTGAGTCCCAGCTTGGCAGCGTCGTATATCGCCTGCAAGCGCGATTCAGTCGCTTGGACGTGTCGGACAGTGAGCGGCAGTGATTTGAACATTTGTTCTCCTGCGCCTGGGAGGCGTGTGCGTGGATTTTATATTAAAAAAAAATTTGTTCGCGAGCCCTCCGTTTACGTTGGCCCATCGCGTCGGCCCTACCCATCCCCCTCGGCTGAAATCCTACACAAAATGGCAAGCATATACTAGTCAGATTAGTAAGCAAATACTAGTCAAAATGGCAAGCATATAGTTAGCAGATTGGTAAGGGTTTGTGCCTGGCAGTGTTGGCAGTGTTGGCAGTGTTGGCAGTGTTGGCAGTGTTGGCAGTGTTGGCAGTGTTGGCAGTGTTGGCAGTGCCTGCGATACCCATGCGCCGGTGTTGGCAGTGTTGGCAATGCCAATCGGATCGCAGTGCCTGCGTACCATGCGGCGCTTAAATGCGGCCGTGTTGGCACTGTAGGTCAAATTGTCATTTTTTTTCGTTTCTAAGCCGCAGCGTCTAGCTGCATTTAACTTAACATAACGTATATCTGCATATTCATTACTGTAAAGGAATTCTTTACAAAATATCCCTTGATAACTTGATATAAAACTATGACAATTTAGCCAACAATATATGCCCGCCATTGGAGAACCGCATAAAAACGCCAGTGCCAACAAGGCACCATGCATGGTGCCTACAATTTGATGCCTAGTGTCTCCAACGTGACAATAGCGGCGCGCGATATAGAATAAGATCGCGCCAAGCCTGAAAAGGCCCGCGTCTCCAGATTCGCAAAATCTGCTAGTCCACTACAGTAAAAGGCAAAATACCATGCGCGTTATCCCGATTCTTACTAAAAGCCAAGCCCAAGCGGCATGCGGCACGCTAACCCAAACTAGCAAAATGCCGTGTAAAAGCTATTCGCTACCTGTGATCGCATGCATTACAGGCTTCAAAATGGCGCAAATTCCCGATTCAATTTGCAGTCACTGTTACGCCGATAAGGGTTTTTATCGCATGTACAGCGCGACAGTAGAGCCAGCGCAACATGCGCGCCTAGATAGCATTACCAGCACGCCAATTGATGTATGGGTTAACGGCATGGTTACCCTGATAGGCTTAGATGATTATTTTCGCTGGTTAGATAGCGGAGACATTCAAAGTGTAGATATGCTGCGCCGCGTAGCCCTAGTGTGCGAAGCTACGCCGCACACTAACCATTGGCTGCCTACGCGGGAATACGCCATTGTTCGCCAGTACATAGATGCATATGGCGCGCTGCCGTCTAATCTGACTATCAGGCTATCGGCCATGTATTTTGATAAGCCTGTAGTAGTGCCAAAAAGCCTACAGGGCATCGCAGGCATAGAAACCAGTAACGCGCATCGCACCGGCGCGCCTATGGGCTTCGAGTGCGAAGCTAGCACGCGCGATGGACAGTGCGGCCCATGCCGCCATTGTTTCCATCGCACAGGGCCGGTGTCTTACCCTTTCCACTAGGATTATCTGCAAGCCCTTGATCGAGGGTTTGCGGGCTAATCTTAGCCGGACAATAAAGGCACACTATGTTACGTTCACCCTCAATCAAGTCACTGAAAACCATATTCGGCGAGAATGCGCCGCGCGCCAAAGCCTTATTGCGCATGAATCGCGAACAGCTACTGCGCACGCCTATAGGCGCAGCGCGCGCCGCTGAATGCTACAACCCGCCATCCACCCAAGATATTCGGATGGAATGCCTGAATGCGCTGGGTGATTTTTATGGCGTTGAAAGCCTAGATACTAAAAAGGGCGAGTGCCTGTATCTGAATGCTGGCGATACCTACGCCGCCACGCTAGTGCGGTTCAATGGCGCATACCGCATTACATGCTGGGGTGATATCGCTGAACGCCACTGTGCCTAGGGTTATCTCTAAGCGGCCACCATGGCCGCTTAGGGGCTAATCTTAGCCGGACAATAAAGTAAAGGCACACAATGAAAAGATCAGAATATGTTAACCATTTGATCAGGCTTATGCCAGCATCAACTATTGCGTGGTCAGCAAAACACCCCAATAAATATATGAGTAAAACTCATGTTTTGTTGCATTATGTTGCACTGCGTCAATTGGGCGATGTTACATTTTTACCGCATTTAATTAAGAAAAAGGGTTGAACCCCTTAGGGCTATCTGCAAGCGCTGCGCGCCAGCGCTTGCGGGCTATTCCTGGCCGATACAGTAAATTGGAGTAAATTATGGATATTCGAGATAGACACAATCTAGCGGACGCATATATGTCCGCATGGCACGCGGTAAAGGGTTCTCATGATCGCATGGTGATCAACCCGGAGCCCAATGGCTGGTATGAAATTATTCAAACCATTGGATCAACGCGCATGGAGCGCCGCGTACGCTGCGCCGCATTATTGAGCGGGCTGGCTGCATTGGCCGCTCAATTGGAGAGGGCTGCACAATGCGAATAGGCCAATATATCCACGTCAGTTTATACGGCCGCATGGAGCGCGTGCGGATCTTGGCGATCCATCGCGCTGGCACTATTGACGTGCAGCGCAGCGATGGCGCGTGTTACCGGGTCAGTGGCCTATCTATGGCCAAGGGGGCCGGACTATGATTCACCCACTATTTGAGGCCATTTTGCGGCCATACGCGCCACCGGCACCACTGCCCACGCCTGAAGCGATCGACGCGGCCATGCTGGCCGATAAGCTCGCCGACGGGTACAGCAAACGCAACATTGAACGAGCCATCAAACTGGAACAACAAAATGCGCGAACATTACACGATTAAGCCTACACGTAACCCGCTGGCCGATGCGCTACTGGCCGTCTCAATTGGCCTGATCCTGGCTGTTATTTTATTGGAATACCTATGAACGAAGCCCACGCATACATTACTGGCGACATAAAAACCGCTAATCTGCTTGATCGCATGGATAGCCTACAGCGCGCGCTAGGCGATGAAATAGCGCGCAGCACGCGCTTAGAAGACGCGCTGGCCGCGCTACTGGATGATGATAATGAGGCGACGCGCGACGATGCCAGACGCGCGCTATGCTCATAATCGCAGCGGCCCTTGTGGCCGCCATATTAGCTATTCTTTTCGATCTAGACTAAGCCCCTTCGGGGGCTTTTTCTATGGCCCGGCGTAGGTCTGATTTATTGCTCTTCGCCAGTTCAGGCGCGCAGAAAATGTGCTTTTTGGTCTGATACTCACGCGAGGCAAGCCTGCCCATGTCCACCCATCCGGCCTCTTTCAGCGCGTGCATAAGGGCTGGGGGGACGATCTTTATCCCTGCTGGCGCGTACAGCTGCAATTCATCGCAAATCGCGTAAAAGGGCGCGCCTACCACGCCGCTAGAGAATGCGCGCTGCCGGGCCTTGATTAGGTTGACCAGGAAGGACTCAGCGCCGCTCATGCCATGCTCGACCATGATCGCCTTGGCCTCTGTCATCGGGGGCGCTGCGTTGGGATTCCACGCGGACACGTCACGGGTATGCAAGTACGCGGCCACGGCTGCAAAGCCGCCCCGGTGTTCGTACCAATTCCAAAGGCTAACCGCATCGGCCTCCGGCAGCTTACCGGCCTCAGACCATAGGACAAACCAGCGGCGATCCTCGCTGGGCAGCGATATGGCGACCCGCTCATTGGAGAACGCCACCACGAACACGCGGTTGAGGGCATAGTACGGGTGCAAGCCCTTGCGGTTGACCATCAGCAACTCAGGCGGCGCTGCAATGATGGGCTTGAGGGTATTCTCCAGCGCGCGCCGGTCTTTGGCCTCTGCCTGGCGCAACTCGGCGATCTCCATCACTTCGCACTCGAGGGCATAGCCCCACTGCGAGTTAAGGTCTTCATTCTTAACCAGGGAGCAATTGGCCTTGGCCTTGCCGCCTATGGCCCAAAAGAACGGCGCGAAAAGGGTATCTTTGCCCGACCCATGATTGCCGCCTAGCAGGACGGCGTGATTAATCTTATGGCTCGGGAACTGCACCTTATGGGCCAAGGCGTTAAGCAAATGCTCACGCTCGAATTCAATTGGCACCATGCGCTCGACATGGCGCAGCCATGCGGACACGTCAGCGGCCACCGGCTCGGGGCGGGCGTCGCGCCAGCGGTTGCCGTAGACCAAACCCTCACGCGCCACTAGCACCGACTCGCCTGCTGCGTAGGTGATACCGACCAGGGCGCGGGCTCCCTTGTCTTGGCGGTACTCATCAAAAGAATTAGACGCCTCGATCTTGGGGTGCTTGCCGTGGCGGGACTTGCAGTTGATATGCCGAAACAGGGCGTTAAAGGTCTTACGCATCACCTCGCGCCGGTCTTCCATGTCAAAGTACGCGTCGTCGTTCTGTATGTACGCAAAGCGCTCGAACCAGCCGGACATCTCCACGCGGCCAAGCTCTCGGTGTTCTACCTCGGCGATGACTGTCGCAGCGTCGTCGGGATATTCGACTGTCGGGGTTAGTTTGGAAAGGGTGTTCTCCATCACTGCGGCCAGCAACTCGTCGCGCAGGCCATGCGACCGCTTGGGGCCGCCCTGCTCTTCCACCCACGCGAGATAGGCCGCGCTATCCAGGTGGGCGCAATGCTCATGCAGGCAGCAATAGGCGCGGTTGACGGGGTGATAGCGCCCCATCGGATTGCCGTCGCTATGCTCGGCACTGTTCGGGCACACAATGCCCCACCAGCCGCTGCTGTTGCCCTTCTCCAGCAAGTCGCCGCGCGCTGCTGCCCACGCCAGCACATCGTCGCCGCCGTCGTCTGTGAGCCGGATCGGGCGCACTGTGGCCGTGTCGGCTGGGTTCGGGGTGACACCCAAGGCGGTGCAGATGGCCTCTAACGAAAACTCACGCTCTGGGTGAAACTCGACCAAGCTAGATGCGAAGCGGTCACGCCCAGGCTTGAGGTTGATCGAGCCGGGCAGTCTGAAATTGCGGACGGGGTTAATCGCGCCGCCGTCGGTATAGCCTGCGTCTGCAATGGCGACAATGGCCGCGCTAAACTCGCCCTTCATGGGCTGGTCGTCCAGCGCGAAGGTGTAGCCGTACTGGTAGTTGTTGGGGCTGGTCTCCATGATCCACGTCGGGGCGATGGGTGGCACTTTGGCCTTAGTGCCCACGTCGTCCAGCACGAGGAACGCCACACGCTCACAGGCGTCGGCCTTGGCGGCGGGCTTGCCCTCGTCGAATCGGTCGATGATGAAACAGCCGGTGTTGCAATACCACGCTTGGTCGGGCTTCCACTTCTTGGGCAGGAACGCAGGCCACGCGCATCTGACTGCGCCGTCGGCGTGATACTGAGTCTCGCCGTCCTTGAGGATGGGCTTTTGCCGCACAAACAAAATAACCTCGCCCTCGGGCGCAATGTTTTCGAGATAAGTTAAGAAATTCATTTTCCGTATCGCTCCATAATTGAGACTTCAGCGTCTAGGGGTAAACCCTTAGCCCAATCGGGCGGGGTACACATGATTGAGCGCAGCGCCTCGGGGTCGGGCGTTGCGGTCTCGATCACAATTTCATCGTGGACGTGCAGCACCACGTCGTCTAGCTGGCGCAGCGAATGGCGCAGCAAGTCGTTAGCCACGGCCTGGGTGATGTTCTCGCAGGCCAGCCCCTTCCACAAACGGGCGCGGGGCCACTCCTTGGCATCAGCGGCGGGTTTCCATGCAGCTTTGGCGTAAGTCACACCTTCGGATTCCAATCGGGCGTAGGGGTAGCACAGGATGCGGCCAGAGGGCAGCACATACCATAGGTGCAAGCCGTCGAACATATAGGTCACCCGTCCGGCGTTGAACTCTTTGCCTTTGTTTCGCATGGCGCGGGTGTACGCTGATTCTAGGTCTTGCCAGTACAGAACAGACCAAGGGTTTGCCCTACGCCAAGCATCAACCATGCGCCGCGCGTCGGACTCGGGCAGCAAGATGCCGTAGGCGCGGCCCATAGCTGCAAAGGCACCGACGCCACCGGCAAATCCGCAAGCTAGTTCTTGCACTTTACCAATTTGACGCTGGTCTTTGTTGACCTGGCTCACACTGACGCCGAACGTCGCGGAGGCGTTGACCTTGTACACATCCTCGCCTGACGCAAAGATCGCCAGCTTGTCATCGCCTCTGCCGGACAACCAAGGGTTTACCCTAGCTTCAATGGCCGACCAATCGGCAACGACTAGGTGTTTACCCTTACTAGGTATCAAGGCGGGTCTGAGCATTCCTTTGAGAACATCGGTAACGCGCGCACCAAACTTAGGTACGATTGCGTGGCCTCTGACCATTGCTTGGCGGGCGGCATCAGGGTCGGGCGCACATTTACGGGTGAAGTTGTGGACTTGGGCTCCATAAGACGAAGCGCGTCCAGTAGCGCTGCCGCCTGCAAACACAAACGCGCCTCGGACTCGGCCATCTTCTTCATCTGATAGCTGTGCAAGGCGGCTGAACTTCGCAACCGAGGACGCCCATAGGTCGTCGGCGCATTGGATAACTTCTTGAACATCATGGGGGACATCCTCACAGTTTAATAAATTGGCCCTGATAGTTTTGTCTATGGAATATTTGCCGTCCTTCTCCATCAGCTTCTTGGCCTGCGGGCCGACACGGGCCAGCACCCACTCACGCATTTTGGGGGAGCGCACGCTAGTGATCTCGCCGCCGGTCACCTCGGCGACGATTTCTTGAATCTCGGCCAACTCAGTGCTGGCGTACTTGACCGCAGCATGGCACAGGGGCACGTCCACTAACACGCCCCGGTCGTTAATGCGCTCGTTGATATGGTAGTCCTGCAACTCTTGGTCTGACAGGGGCCGCATAGCCTTGCTGATAGCCCGCATGGCCCGCACGTCCTGCTCACAATAGGCCACCATCTCGGCGGTCAACTCGGGCGACTCCTCGTAGGGCGGCACGCTCATCTTGCGAATTAACTGGGCACCACGGTGGTCTTTTTTCATGGACGCGCCAGCAAACCGGCCCACGTCCTCAAGCGAGCCAGGCGCGCAATTGGCGCGGGCCTGCGCTGCGGTGCAGTAGAACTGCTCCAGCGGGATGTCTAACTGCAAGACATACCAGAGAATCAAGCGCTCGAAAGCGGCGTTGTGCGCCATGATGCGGTGGCCGGTCAGATCGGGCAGTGACTGCCCCGGCAACCAGGTCTGTACATCTTCATCATCGAAGGCGTAGGACATACACAGCACTTCGGTGCTGCCGTGCTGGGCGTAGTTGTAAACGCCCGCGACTTTTAGGTCGCAGGCGCTACGGGTCTCGAAATCGGCCCAGAGAGTCATCAGGCCGCTACGCGACGACGACGACTAGGTGCTGGCGCTTCCTCGACCTTGGCGGGCTCAGCTTCGCCTTCCAAAGTCAACCACTCCACCACCTCGAAGACCGGGGTGAAAATCCGGCCATACGACTTATGCTGGTAGTGCTCCTTTTTGAGGCGCACCACTGGCACTGGTTTGCTTTGGTCTTTCTCGACCTGATCTGCCAAGGCCACGGCCAAGGTCTGGACGCTGCGCTTGCCGCCCACCGAAGTGGTCGTAAATCGGGCTTCCATGCCCTTGTCTTCGCCAGACAGACACTTCAGACTCATACCCACCTGAGTCTCCCAGCCCTTCTTGGCTGCTGGGGGCGCGCCGTCCAAGTCCGGCAGGGGCTGGGACACGGGCACCATCTTCTCGCCCAACACCTCGCCGTCACCCCAAGCAATGAAGCCGTGGACAAAGGAGAAAGGGTTGACCGCCCAAGTGCTGTCATCTTCGATTTCGGTTTGGTCTGCACCAAACACCCAATGGCCGGTCTTGTCCATTTTCAGGATGACCGTACCGGCTGGGCCGACATCGGATTGGATAGCCCGCAGGGAAGATGCGAGGGAGGAAACTGCGGGCAAGCCCGCTTGAGAGAACGCTACTAAATTGGACATTTCTGTACCTTTATTGAAGTTTAGAAAGGGCAGCGGTTAATTGCTTACCCAAGAGCATCACCTCGGGGCGCGGATCATCCGCGCTTGCCAAGGTGTTACCTGAAGAAATGGCGACCACCAGACCGTCCGGCAAAGCCTGCTTGCGCTTTTTGAGCGCCTTTTCAGCTTTGGCCGGAGAGATCACGGAAGTTTCCAACACCTCAGATTCAGTCAAACCGAACGCGAACAGGGCGACTTTGGCCTTGTCCTCGTCAGTCCATGAACGGATCGCCCGCTTGGCGACCAGTTTGTAATCAGGCAGCTTGGCACCAGACTCCAGCAACTGGAGCGCCAAGCCGCGCAGATCGGTGATCCACTGCTCTAGCATATCAGCGTTCTTGAGATAGGTGGCAATGGTGGGCGGGTCTAGGTTGTCAATGGTCGTCTGCAAGGCGCGCTCGACTGCGCCGGTCATCTGTGGGCACACCGGCTTAGCGGCACACCAGCGGCAGTGATCGCCAGAGCGCAGCGGAGCGGTCTTCTTCTCGCTCATCTTGACGGCCTGCACCAATTGCAATTCAAACTCAGCAATGCGCGCTGGTGTGGTCACCCAACGCTTTACTGCTGGCGGCTGCACGATGACCATCTCAATCTCAGTCACGCCTTCAAAGGCCCACTGAGCGGCTGGCGTACGCATGGCCGCAGCGGCGTAAAACATCAGTTGCATATTCTCTTCGACCTCAACAGCCACACCATCGCCAAATTTCCAATCCAGCACAACAGCACGATT